TGATAAGGGCATTAAAGAACTCCTTCGATCTGCAGAAATGGAGACGGAATCAGGAATACTTGAGAACTCCATATATATAGCTGTCTTTGCTACTTTCTTGGGTTTGTCAATTAACATCAAAGAAATATTTAAACTGTTAGTGTATATAAGGATAACGCAGAAGTTGCGAAGTATTGTTGGTAATGCACAAACAACTATCGAAGGTTCCTATTCAAATCTCAAGTCTTCGCTAAGCAAGAAATATTTGAAAGCCAAAAAGTATTTAAAAGATTTTGTACCAACAAATTCTTTTGATATGAAATTCGATTCCAGTAGATTTTGCTTATCAGATGAAAATCAGTATTCTAAGGCGGCTGCTGGATGTGCAGTTGTTGCCTCTGTTATCGTGCTATTCATGTATTTGACGAGAATTAGAAGAACTACTGAAGGTTCTGTTCTTTCAGTTGAGCAGGATATATCGGCGGCTTCTTCTTATCCAAGGGTTAAAACTAAAGAACATGAGATATGGAATAGAATTCACAATGACTATTCTCCTGCACATAAGGGACATTACAATAATTCACCTTTGTGTCTTAAAAATGCACGGAGAAGAGTTCGCATAACAGGACTGAGAGATGGAAGACCTGGTCTTACCCAACTCTTAGGTGTAAAGGGGAATTACTTCTTGATACATAAACATGCATTAGGAGAACACATTAATGAAGTCACTCTGCATGTTTACCAGTCACTTGCTGCAACTACACCCTATATAGAGATACCGATGATACATGCAGAATATTTAGAATTGTATGATGACGTCTTACTAGTAAAGAGTTCATTGTTGAGGTTTTCTGATTATACGAAACACTTCTTACCGCAAGACACTCTTCTTCCAGTTAACCCTGATGTTATTATAAGTGAGTATCAGACACGTATTGTTAACGTTGCTCACAATGTACCTGTAAATGACAAATTCAGAAGTAGAATTGTGTATGATACAATGGCTATGTACCCATGGCCAGAACACGCAGCCGGAAGGTGTGGAGAACCACTTATTATACATATAGGTAATGGACAAGCAATTTACGGCATTCATACTGCTGGTTCTGCAGGTATGGGACATGCAATTCCCATCTATAAAGATCATCTGGACAAGAGCATGG